TGCGCCGATGTTGCAGCTGGCGCTGGAAGAGCGAGCCCATGGCGTGTCGCTGGATACGGTGACCGCCGATCTGGCCTGGCTGAGCGATGCAGCCCTGCTGACGTATCGTGAGGTCGGCGGCGTGCATATTGCGACGCTGACGACGCGCGGCCTGGACGTTGCGAAAGGCTTAACCGTGGTTCCAGGTGTGGCGCGGCCGCGTCCGGAATAACACCGTGCCGCAAAAATCCAGCATCACCCGGTTGCCGAAGGAAATCCGCGAGGCGATTGATGCGGCGATCCGCGAGGACCGCGCGACCATCCGTGAGATTGTCGAGATGGTGCGCGGCATGGGCGCGCAGATCAGTGAATCCGCGATGGGCCGCCACAAGAAATCCGTTGAGGAGAGCATGGAGCATTACCGCCAGGCGCAATCGCTGGCGAAGACCTGGGCGGAGCAAATTCCGGAAAACGGCGACGTGGCGCAGTTGGTGCGGCAGATGCTGACCATGCTGGCGTTCCGCGCGGCCAGCAACCTGAATGAAGGCGATGATTTCGCGGCGCAGGAACTGGCGCATCTGGGCCGCCTGACAAAAGACATCGCCAGCGCGACCAAGATCGACTTCGAGGCGCGCACGAAGATTCGCGCCGAGGCGCTGCAACAGGCGGTGAAGGAAGTGGACAAGGTGGCGGTGCAGGCCGGGTTGTCGGATGAATCGGCGGAGTTGATCCGGAAGAAGATTCTTGGTGTTGCCTGACCTTCCCCTGATTTTTTCGTAACTGGCATAGGAGCCAATCATGGAACAAACCATTGAGCAGGAAATCCAGGACAAGGGCTTGTGTGCGCCGCGCATCACGCCGGCAGACATCGAGGCGAATATCTCGCAAGAGTATTACTTTATGGCGTCGGATGGTGTTCTGGGTATGTTGAGCACGACAGATGTAGACCCTGTTGGTGCATTTAACAGCATCCATCAAAGCCTGTTACTTCTGACCTTCTGCGTCATCGTCCTGCGTAACGGATTCACAGTGACCGGTGAAAGTGCTTGCGCCAGCCCGGAGAACTTCAACGCCGAGATCGGCCGCAAGGTCGCCCGCCAGAACGCAATCAACAAGGTCTGGCCGTTGATGGGTTACGAACTGCGCACCAAGCTAGCTGCAATCTGATCAATGTCAGTAGATCCACCCTTCGCCCGCACCCCGCTAGCCCTGCTGCCTTACCAGCAGCGCTGGGCGGCAGATCGTTCTCCGGTGAAGGTGATCGAGAAGTCACGCCGGATCGGCCTGAGTTGGGGCGAGGCGGCGGATACGGCGCTGCTGGCGGCGTCGGCTTCGGGCATGGATTCGTTCTATATCGGCTACATGAAGGATATGGCGAAGGAGTTCATCCAGGACTGCGCGGAATTCGCCAAGATGTATTCGCTGGTGGCCGGGGAGATTTCCGAGGATGAGGAGGTCTGGCTGGATGGCGATGAGCGCAAGGCGATCACGATCTATACGCTGAAGTTCGCCAGCGGGTTCCGCATCGAGGCGTTGTCGTCGGCGCCGCGCAACCTGCGCGGCAAGCAGGGCCGGGTGATCCTGGATGAGGCGGCATTCCATGCCGACCTGAAGGAGCTGCTGAAGGCGGCAATGGCGCTGTTGATCTGGGGCGGCGAGGTGCATGTGATCAGCACCCACAACGGCGCGGAAAACCCGTTCAACGAGCTGGTGCAGGACATCCGCGCCGGCAAGCTGCCGTATAGCCTGCACCGGGTTTCGTTCGACGATGCGATTGCCGATGGGCTGTATGAGCGCGTCTGTCTGCGCACCGGCAAAACGCCGACGGCGGAGGGCAAGCAGGAGTGGATCGACGGCATTCGCAAGCGCTACGGCGACAACGCGGAGGAAGAGCTGGATGTTATTCCGAAGAATTCGGCCGGTTCCTGGTTGTCGCGGGCGTTGATCGAGGCGCGCATGTTCGAAGCGCCGGTACTGCGCTGGAAGCCGCCGCCCGATCTTCCGGGCGTCGGCGCATTTGTGCTGTGGCCGGAAAAGCTGCGCACGGCGGTGATGCGCGATTGGCTGGAAGAGCATGTCGCGCCGTTGCTGGCGCTGCTGAATCCATCCCTGGCCAGTGGTTTTGGCGAGGACTTTGGGCGAACAGGCGATTTGACGGTGATTGCGCCGTGGCAGATCGAATCCAACCTGGTGCGCCGCTTTCCCTTCCTGGTGGAGCTGGCGAATTGCCCGTTCGATCAACAGCGCGAGGCGCTGTTCTACATCGGCGACCGTTTGCCACGCTTCCGGGCCGGCAAGCTGGATAGCCGGGGCAATGGTCAGTATCTGGCCGAGAAGGCCATGCAGCGCTGGGGCGCGGCGCGCATCGAGTGCGTGATGTTGAGCCAGATGTGGTACCGCGAGAACACGGCGCCGCTGAAGAGCGCCTTCGAGGACGGAACCATCCTGCTGCCGCGCTCAGCCGATGTGGTTGACGATCTGCGCGCCTTCCAGGTGGTGAAGGGCATTCCGTTGATTCCGGACAAGCGCACGACTGGCGACGATGGCCAGCAGCGCCACGGCGATTCGGGTGTGGCGATTCTGCTGGGCTATGCGGCAAGCCGAGCGGATTACATCCCGATTGAGCATCAATCGTCAGGCCCGCGCGCCGCCGATCAAATCGATTATTCCGGCCTGGCCATTCCCGGCGGCGAGACCACCGATACCGGCTGGGGAACGCTGGCCGGCACACAAGATTTTGGAGGTTTCGCATGACCTGGCAACTCAACCCGCATGGCCTGATTTTGCCGGCCGATTTCGCCGATGCCGGCAACGCAACCACGCCGGCGCGCCCGGTGCGCGACGAGATCGCCAGCACGCTCGACGGTCGTGACATCACGCGCGGCATGGTCGATCCGCTGCGTCTGGAGCTGCCCGACGATACGGTGTTGATGCAGCGCGGCGGCGGCGATTACAGCCTGTACCGCGAGGTGCTGCGCGACGATCACGTCAAGGCGGCGTTGCAGCAGCGGATTGATTCGGTCATTGGTCGGCCCATTGAGGTGCGCCCAGGCGGCGACAAGCGCATCGACAAGCAGGCGGCGGCGTTTCTGCAAGAGCAGATCGAGGAGCTTGGCTGGGATGCCATCACGCAAAAGATGTTGTACGGCGTGTTCTATGGCTATGCGGTAGGCGAGGCGATGTGGGGCACGGATGGCAGCCGGGTAACGCTGGAGAACATCAAGGTGCGCGACCGTCGCCGCTTCGGCTTCGACGGCGCCGGACGGCTGCGCATGAAGACAATGCAGAAGCCGGACGGCGAGCTGCTTCCGGAACGCAAGTTCTGGCACTTTTCCTGCGGCGCCGACCATGACGATGCGCCGTATGGCCTTGGCCTGGCGCACTGGTTGTATTGGCCGGTCTGGCTGAAGCGCAACGGCCTGCGTTTCTGGGCGGTGTTCCTGGAAAAGTTCGGCACGCCGACGGCGGTAGGCCAGTTCCCGCCCGGCACCAGCGCACCCGACCAGACCAAGCTGCTGTCAGCCCTGCGCGCGATCCAGCGCGACAGCGCCATCATTTTCCCGGAAGGCATGAAGGCGGAACTGCTGGAAGCCACTCGTTCCGGATCGGCCGACCATGCGGCGTTCGTCAGCATGATGAATGCGGCCATCCTGGTCATCACCATCGGCCAGACCGCCAGCACGCAAGGCACACCCGGCAAGCTGGGCAACGATGAGGAACAGGCGGATGTGCGTTCCGACATCACCAAGGCCGACGCCGATCTGGTGTGTATGTCGTTCAACGGTTCGATCGCCCGCTGGCTGACTGAGTGGAATTTCCCCGGCGCGGCATACCCGCAAGTCTGGCGCGTGATGGATGAGCCGGAAGACACGGCATTGGCGGCGGAGAGGGATTCGAAGCTGTTTACGGTGGGCTTCAAGCCCAGCCTGGAGCGGGTTACCAAGGTGTATGGAGAAGGGTATGAGGCGGTTTCGCCTCCCGATCCCGCGCCCGTCATTACCGCGAATGCGGGAATCCAGCATGGCTCGGCAGCGGAGTTTGCCGACCCTGAAGCCGACCAGGATGCGCCGGACAAGATCGCCGACCGCCTGGTTGGAGACACCGCCCAGGCCATGACCGACCTTATTGCCGACATCGGGAAAATGGTCGAGTCCGCCGCATCAATCGAGCAGCTGCAAACCGACCTGGTCAACGCCTACGGCCACCTGGATACCGATGAGTTGACGCGCATCATGGCATTGGCATTCGCTGCTGCCGAGTTGGCCGGCATGCTGGAAGCGCGGGATGCCTGATCGGCTGATCAACGCGCTGAACCTGCCCTTTCAGGAGCAGATCGACTTCTTCCGCGCCAAGCTCAACCTGCCGACCGAACGCTGGGACGATATCTGGAAAGGCGCGCACGACCGCGCCTTTGTCGTCGCCGGCGCCATGAAAGCCGATCTGCTGGATGACCTGCGTAAAGCCGTCTCGCCCCTGCAACGCACCACGCTGGAACAATTCCGCAAGGACTTCAACGCCATCGTTGCCAA